CAACGCAGAGAAGATGGAGGTTAGAAATGAGAACCATCGAACAAAAAGCCTTACCAGAGGTGTTGATCGCTTCAGTAGCGTCAGCGATAGCTGTGGTTTCAGCAGTTGGGATTTGGACGTAAGAACCGCCGACACCGCCGGTTACATTACCAGTTACGTTGCCGGTTACGTTGCCTTCAAAACCATTGTCCGATGCGACCGGACCAGAAAAACGAGTTTGAGCCATTACAACTCTCCTTTTAAGTGTTGATACTTGAGCGCGAGACGCCTAACTGAACTGGTGTCTGCACCTAGTTGTCTTGCACGCTCAGCGTAAGACATGTCCTGATTCTCAAGTATGAACTTTAACTTAGCAACAAACTTTGGGTCCGCATGAAAGCGTGCCATTTGCGCTTTCGATAGCGTAGCACGGTATTCAGGACTTCTGTAGTCAAATGTAGATGCTCTTCTCCCAAGCCTAATTTTTTCTCGGACTTCTTCGCTGTGGGACCTCCCCCGCATGGGAGCCTTAGCAAAGTCGGCAATGTTATACACCGTAGGCTCTTCAAACCAAGCGTCCCCGGTTAAAAAAGCCTCCTCTAAAGCATCAAGCTGCTCTACAGTTTCGCATTCGATTTCTATGTCTCCGTAGAAATTTTCCTCGCCGTATTTATTAAACGCGTTTTGAAGTCGTTGATTCGGGTGTTTGTTGTAGCGTAATAACCTGAAATGTTCTTTTAAGCGTTTCTTACACCGCTGCGACTGCCCGACATAGCACTGGTTAGTGGCTTTATTTACCAGCTTGTAGATACCGCAAACGTCTATTTTATATGGCATGCACAACTCCTTTTTGTGTAGTGTATGCCACGGGGGACAAATAAAAAAGCCCCCTTTCGGGGGCTTTTGCCTTGAAAATCAAGGACTTTTACGCTGCGCCGGGGCTGCCGTACATAGCGCGTGGGTCGCTCCAGCCGAAAGAGTATCTCTCACGAGCCTTGTAACGGACATTACCAGTTTCGAAGTCGCCTTCCATGCTGGTCTTGACCGGGGAACGGTTGAACATCTTCATGCCGTTCGGAGCATCGGTCTTGATGAACCAAGCGTCACTGTCAGTCAGGTAATGATTAACAGTGTAGCCCATCGGCAAGAAGCCCATGCTACGTACAGCGTTGATGTCGTTGTCAGCGGTAGCCGTACGACCTTCAGAACGCATCAGGCGCTCGGCAACGAACTGGAGCTGAGACGGAATGATCAGCTTCTGAGCGTTGATAGCAACCTTCAGACCACGCTCATCGACGAATGCAGCGATATCGATCAGTGCATTTTCGAGTGAGGTTTCGTTCAGGTCAGCAGCGGTTGACGGTTCGTTACGGAGGGTGCCGCCAGAGGTCAGCGGGTGATCCGTAGCGAACAGTTCCTTGCCGTCACCACCGGTGTAGGAAGAGGAGAAGCCGTTGTTCAGAACAGCGGCAGCCTTAACTTCCTTGGTGTGACGCATGGAACGTGCCAGCGCCTTGGTGTAGCGGGAAGACAGCTTGTCATACAGGTTGTCTTCGATCGCTTCTTCAGTGATCGCAAATGCCAGCGCGATCGTTTCGTGCTGGTAACGCGAGGTCCAAGCTTCAGACGCGTTGTCATAAGTAACGCCAGCGCCTTCGCCCTTGACCGCAGCCTCACCGAAGCCAGAGAGCATTACTTCTTCTTCGAACGCACGGTCAGAAGACTCGATGTCAAAGATTTCCTTATGCTCTTCAGCGTAACGGTTGTACTCCATTCCAAACAGAGCATTCAGGCCCGGTTCCAGCTCTTTTACGAGTTGTGCACGATTAATTGCCATGATTCAGCTCCTTAAGAAATGTCGCCAGAGGTTGCGGAGAACGCCAACTGGTGCTCAGCAATCACGACATACGCTTCAGCGTTGTCCTGCGCCGGATCGTTGCTCGGAGAAGCGACGAAGTCCAGTACACGCAACAGAACGTCAGTAGCGTCTGAAGAGTCGATTTCCATTACGGAACGACCGTTGCTTGCGGTGCTGCCAGTAGCCAGAAGATCGAAGGTACCGCCCAGAACCGCGATGCCAGAGGCGCCGGAGAACTGTGCACGATAAACGATCATCGGGTCATCGAAGACGTATGCGGTCGCATAAGAACCCTTTACGGACTGCGCAGCAGGCCAGTACGGGCTGAATACGATTTCGCCATCGTCTTTGGTGAAAGAACAACCTGCGAATACGCCGATTGCGGCAGTAGACGCTGCACCGATGACGATAGTGCCATCGGTAGACAGAGTTACTACGTCACCATTCGAAATGCGGGTACCGTAATCATCAGCGATACGGTATTCCTTTTGACGAATGGTACCGCCGGTCAGGTGGTACGCAGGAGTGAAACCATTAGGGTTGTCAACATTAGCCATGGTTAATCTCCATTAAGTGGTTACTTCCTCGAGCCTCCAAATGAAACTCGAGACTGTCGATCAGGTTTACTGATCGGCATGGACGGATGTGCTTCACGAAGCATATCGTTGTCCACTGCTGCCATTTGACTTTCAGTCAGTCCCGCGAAATACGCATTACGTTCTCGGACTGTTTCTACCGGAACCCTTGCTAGCAGCAACCCACCTACACCGATGACACCTGCATGTCTGCCTTCTTCGATAGTCGGAGCTTCGAAGTCAGGATATTCCTCAGCACGTACCAGTTCGAATCCTTCACGGAGACGAGCTGTCACGTTCTTACGGTCTTCCTGACCTACCATCTCCGCACGAATCCAGCGGTGCTTGTACCCCTCTGGGGGTTCAGGCGCATCCAGAAGTGACGGGGGACGCCAAGGTTTCCTGCGCTCCATATCAGAGCGAGTAGTTTTAGCGCGAGGGGCGCGATCGCTTTTTTCAATTTCGAACTCAGCCATCTTATGCCTCCTTCACGTAACGTGCATATTCTTCGAGCGGGACCCCTAGTCGTCTGGCGATTTCCACCTGACTCTTGGAGAGTTTTACGCTCTTGCGCCCATTGCTTGTTGGTTTACGCGAAGCACTTGCGACGGTTTGGGCGGGCTTGGTTGCCGCAGGCTTCGATTCATCATTTGCAGAAAACTTGTTCGGGAAGTCCCGACGCATTCTCCGGTCTAGCTCATCATAGTACTCATTAGACGATGGGTCAAACCCTTCATCTTCTACAAGTTCTCGGTGTGTTATGAACGCCATGTGCGTCATGCGTTCATCGGTACCGAACCACTCGTTCTTCTCTGCCCAAGCCTGCGCCTTGGCGTCCGGGGTCGGACGTGGAGCCGCTTGCTGAGAAGCCGTCTGCTGCTGTGGCGCAGCCGCTGCCTCTTCCTTGGGCTGATTCTGGCGATACAACCGCAGCCGTTCCTGATCAATCGTGATCTTGGACATGAGCTGCTGGGCTTCAGCCATCTTATCAACGTCGCCAGCCTCATAGGCTTCCTTAAACGCACGCTTCGCGGCGTCTAGTTGGCTTGTAACGCGACCTTCGTACTCGGTGCTGTAACTGGTGTCCAGCTCCTTCATACGGGTCTTGAGACTATCCATTTCGCCTTTCACGCCCTGAGCAAAGGCTAAAGCCTCCTGCTCGCGACGCTCCGCTTCGCGCATCTTCTTCGTCAAGCGATTGATGCGCTTCTGGACAGACTCGCTGTAATTCTCTAACTCATCGTCGTCCGCTTTAGCTTCCGCACGATCTTCGTGTTCCACCGGCTCAGCACTTGCTTCTTCGGTTTCTTCACCTTCAAGTTCGACGACGGTCTCTTCATTTTCGTCTTCCGGTTTAATCTTATCGTCTACCATAGCACGTCCTTATACGTGTGAAATTGCGTCAGGATCCGATAGTACAGCTAGTACCTCGTCATCATTGAGCAAACGGAGTTCACCGCCGTCAATCTTGAAACGAGCACCGGCATATCGGCCAAATACGATCCAGTCTCCCTTCTTACACCACGGGCCGGACGGAAACTTCCGCTCGTCGCCGTAGGCTTCAGAACCCATAGACACGACGTAACCGACCACGGTGGTGCGGCTTTGTTGGTCTTGGTAGGAATCTGTCATCAGAATGCCGCCCTTGCTGACAGACGGACCTGCGTAAGGCAGAACCAGAATGCGCCAACCGGACGGAGTAGGCAGTCGATCAAGTTCGTCTTGATCCAACTTGGTGGGGTCCAAACGGACGTATGCGTCTGTAACTGAGGCAGCAGCAGCGGCCTCTTCTTCCCGAATATGCTTCGGCACGAAGACGTTAGACATTCTCAGCTTTCTCCATTTTCTCTAGCAGGGACCGTATTTCATAACGTATAAACGAGAGTCCCCGTAACTCGCCTATAACGCCTTTGTACTGGCTAATATCTACAACTGAGCCAGACAAGACTACATTCTCTAGATCTTTCTCACGTTCTGCAACTTTTTTCTTTAAGTATTCTAGAACCGAATAAGGGTCCATAGCATGTCTCCACATGAAAGCACGGGGGCCGAAGCCCCCGTGAGGTTGGTTATTACTTCTTCATCGCTTTGCCAAGACCGCGCTTCGCCATGCCGCAGCCTTTTACTGCGCCGCCCTTGCTGTAGCCCTTCTTGGACTTGCACGCTTCACCGCCTTTCTTGTAGCCGGTGCGGACATACTCGCCAGAGCCGCTCTTGACACGCTTGCCTTCGCTATCGCGCAGGTAGCCCTTCTCAGAATCCTTCTTCTTGTAGAAGTCAGACTGTGCCTTTGCACGAGCCAGAGCCGCAGCCTTACGAGCTTCGTAACGCTTCTTCTCAGCAGCGCGAGCAGATTCCATCTGCGCTTCGGTAGAGCCCTTCGGGCCTGCCTTCTTCGGAGCCTTTTTCTTGTCAGCCATGGTGACGTTACGGCCACTCTGGTTACGGTCCTTCGCAAGGAAAGCCGTGGTACCAACAGCAGCGCCTGCGATACCGGCCTTCTCAGTACGAGTCAGCGGGGCCTTCTTCTGGCCCTTCTCGAACTTGCCTGAAGTACCGCTCTTGTTGCCAGTGGCCTGACGCGCTGCACCGCCACGCTGAGCAGACTTGCTCTTCAGGCTCTTTGCAGCTTCAGCGGCATTCGGCGCCTTGCTCTTTGCAACTTCAGCAGGCTGAGGACGCTTGCCCACGCCGAGCTTACGTGCAGCCGGGTTACCACGGCCACTTGGTTTCGCTGCTCTTGCTACATCAGCAGCAGTCACAGACTTACCTTCGCCCAGTGCTTTGCTAGCAGCCGCTCCGGTAGTGGCAGGCTTCTTCCCCGCACGCTTCTTCGCCGCTCTAGCCGCAGCACCAGTTACTCGTTTAGTAACTTCCTTCTTAAGAGGATCCATCACTTAACTCCTTTGAATTTGGTTCCTTGAATAGCTTTACCGCCGCCACGACAGTGGCCGCCTTTGCCTTTAACTTCGCCGCCTTTGGCGTAGCCGTATTCCTTCGCGATCTTCGAATCCGGGTTCACCTTCTTACGAAGAGGCGCAACAAGATCTTCCAGAATGTCTTTCGTCATTCCTTTCGGATCTTCTTTCATTGCTTCAGCAATCATCTTGGCTTCGTCGGACTTGGCCCACTCGGCAAGATCTTTCGCATCGCTGATGACCGGTACACGACCTTGTGATACTTCATAGCCGCCGTAAGCAATGCCTACAGGGCCGATTCGCTTGGCTACCGCTTTAGCACCTTTGCCTGCCGCTTTTACGGCAGCCTTAGCAGCGCTTTTACGGCGTTCGCCCTTGTACTTTTTCTCCAGCTCGCCCACGGTCTTAGCCTTGGACTTCGCCTTGCGAAAGTCTTCCGAACGTGTGTTATCCATGATTAATACCCGCCTTGGTTACCTTGCGCTCTGTTCATCTTTTCCAGAGCAATGTTTGCGCGGAGCTGAGCGATGTCTTCCGTGGTCTGGATGCGTTCACGCTGCACGTCGCGGTCGGCGTCCTGATCCTGCTTCTTCAACATCAAGTTCTGCTGGAATTCGCGTTCCTTCCGCTGGAGGTCGCGTTCCTTCAAGGCGAGCTCTTGGGCTCGGAGCATTACAAGCGGATCGCCCTGCTGTTGCGGAGTCAGGTTTTGTACCAGCTCCGAAGTCATCTGGGATGCGATCTGCGAGGCACGTGCAAGCACTTGGGCTTCCATCTGTGGGTTCGGTTGCTGTGGCTGCTGCGGCATCTGCGGCATCTGCGGCATCATGCCCGGGAGTTGCTGCTGCGGCATCTGTTGGGCCATCTCCTGCTGCGCCATCGCACGAGCTTTCATGCTGATGTGTTGCAGGATGTTGCCCATCATGTTCGCCATGACCTGCGGTACAGCCTGTACCAGCGGGGTTTGCATCATCGCCAAGTGTGCAGCGATGTGCGCGTCATGGTCTTCAGCTTCATGGGCCTGAATAGGTTGCCCCATCAACGCACGACTGTTCTCTTCAGCGTGGTCGTACGGAGTAGGTTTCGGCGGTGGGGGCAATATCATCTCGATGTTCTGCACGCCCAGCGCTTCGTACATACGACGGAAGG